AGGCACCTTCCTAGAAATGCCGAACACATGAGCGTAATGAACCAAGATCCGTGGTTCCTGTTGCGAGAAATCAATAGAGCCCCACTGCTCACCTTCTTCAGGTAAGAATAAACTACGTATCATAGGACCTAATTCAGGATCTCTAGCGGGGATTTGCTGTAAATTGGGGTTATTCATGGAAATACGCCCAGAAACGGTCCCGCCTTGGTCAGATCGGATTTGATTAATATGACTATGTATGCGCCCATCTTTGTGACAATGCTTCATAATGGTGTTAATAAACGTCCCTCTGGCTTTATTAAGGTTTCGCTGACCCACAATAAGCTTTGGTAATTCGTGTGGATGCTCCAAAAGAAACGATTTGGTGAACGACGGTGCGCCTTTTTCGGTCTTTGGATAGTTTATATTGAGCGCATCAAAGGCCTTTGCGAGAGATTGGGCCGCCCATATCTCAACATCGTGACCTACCATGCGTTTAATTTGCTGTGAAAGTATGATTTCTTTCTTTAATAAGCTATCTTTTGTTTTTTCTAGCGCATCTTGGTCAACACGAACCCCTTTCCATGTCATATCAATCAAACAGGGCAGTAAATTGAGCTCTAATTCAGCTATTTTTGACAATCCCTGCTTATTTATTTGTACAGAAAAGTAATTCCATAGGTCCAAGGTCAGTTTTGCGTCGTCGGTGGCATAAGGACCGACAAACATAGCGGGCATCTTCCACATTTCAGCTTTTGGATCAATACCAAAGGCAGAAGCAGCTTCATTAAGCTCTTTTTCAGACTTAGTTTTGTTTAAATAGTCATAAGAAAGTGCATTAAGGCTATAACTAAAGCGGTTTTCGTCCAAAAGGGCTGCGATAACCATGGTATCAATCAGTTTACCGTTAAGTGTAAACCCAGATTGACGTATCCAACCCGCATCATACTGTGCATTGTGCATAATTTTGTCCGCAGGGCTTTCAAAAACCTTTTTTAACCACCTATTGACGATTGATTCGTCTAAATTACCCCCGCCAACGTGTTTAACAGGTATGTAATGTGCCCAATTCTCTGTGGCAATAGCATATCCAACAATCATACCGTCGCCTGTAGGCCAACCCGGTCCTTTTGTTTTAATGTTGGGATCTCTTGTTTCTACGTCAATCGCAATTTGCTTACAGTTACTGAGATCGGGTAGTTCATGTGGGGGCACCCATTCACTTTTGGGTGCAAACATACTTAATTGTAAGGACATTACTTTTCTCCACCAAGCGCACCATAACCGCATATATCAAGCCAACTGTCTTCGTGATCGGGTGTTTCAATCAATCGACAGAGCTTAACGGCTACCATACATTGATAAACTTGCGCTACCGTTACTTCTTTTTCTAGTATGACCGACCACATTTTTGCTATGCGTTGATGGTTTTCGTATGCGTCGCCATAATCTTTTGCTCTTGGTCCATTGATCATGGACTCTGCTTTGTTAAGTATTTCTGCTCGTTTCATAAATCATAACTCCTTGTTGCGTCTTCGGGTTCGACGATATAAAGATTTTCTTTTGCCCTAGTTACGCCCACGTAAAAAACCCGATGAATATCATCAGGTTCTAAACGTGAACTTTGTTCAGCTGCCCATGATAAATCCGTATGTAATACGACGTTATCGGCCTCCCCTCCCTTTGAGCCGTGGATCGTGGACACTGAAATACGCGGTATTCCATTGAATTTTTCACCGCGTCTTAACATGGCAATAATATACGCTCGTTCTTCTTCTGGAATTTTATCAAGCGCAATGTGCCATATATCTTCTAAATCTCTTAATAAACCAAAGTTGCTCTTTAACTCCTCATACGTAATCATATCACCATCATTTAAGCCTGTTAGTTTCTTATACCCACGCTTAACACCTTTGCCTACAGACATATAGTGATACATTGTTCGTGCGTCAGCCCCAGAGATAGGGCGTTCTTTACGTAAATCTTCCCAAGCATTAACAGCGACGCTAATCTTTTGATTGATGGACCGTGAGCCACGGTATTCAAACAACAATCCATTGGACCTTAGCGTTGTCTTTACAGGACTAAGATGATACCCCGCCTGAGCTAGAATGAGCCATTCGCCTTTAGACATATCAAGTTGATTAAGATCCCATATACGTTCTACTTGACCTTCATGGTCTTTAGGATCGTATTTCTTTGCATGACGACGACGTATGCGTTTAGCAAGCTTTTCAGCAACATAATGGACATTCTTAGGTATACGGTGGGATTGAGACAGTGTTTCGGAGGGTCCGTCCATAGAAATAAAGTGATTAACATCAGCCCCTGCCCATTTATATATGGCTTGATCATCGTCGCCTGCACAATACATTTTCTTTGATTTCTTTTCTAAAATGTCGGCAATGTGCCATTGTAAAGGAGACAAGTCCTGTGCTTCATCTAAAAAACAAAGGTCAAATTCAGGGCAATAACGGTGTGCTTCATTTACAAAGTTCTCTAACATATCTGTAAAATCAAACAAACCGTTGGCTTCTTTGTATTCTTTTAAACTTCTAGCTACATAATCTACTGTAACCCAAGGCTCTTCTATAGAACTTAAATCATATTGTTCTTTTAAAGGTACTTTTCTGAGGCGGGCTAGATTAATTAAACCAAGGATAGGATCGTGAGCCTTGAGCATATCAGGTAGGTCATCGGACGACGGTTTATCGACATGAAGCGTAATACCTATTTTATCGGACAACTCTTTGTAGTTCTCGGCTTGTAGGACCTGTTCGGATCGTATATCGGACAGTGTTAACGCTAGACTATGTAAGGTACGAAAATAGTATAGATCTTTCTGGTAATCTAGTTTAAACCGTTCACAGGCTCTTTCTTTGGCTTCGTGGGCAGCTTTACGTGTAAAAGCCAAAAAAGCTATTTTGTTTGGGGGCACACCTGAAGAAAGGGCTTCATCTACCATATTTAACAAAGTCGTAGTTTTACCTGTACCGGGCGGACCAAATATTCTAAACATTACCAAGGGGTCTTTCTTTTATCTCCAAACTCAGGTGTAGATACTTCGACAGGAGCATATTCAAAAGCAGGGATGCGCCATACACGTATAGCATTACCTTTGATCTTGAGAGCCGTGGCTTCTCCTTGTATATCTCTAAGTCTTTGAGCCACTTTATGTGACTTATATTCAAAAAATCTATTCTTTTTAAGATGCGCTTCAAAGTCTTTAAGGCGGAAATAGGTATAACCCTCTTCTTCATCGGTCCAAGGCTTGCGTAACAGGATCTCTTCCCTGTCTTGCGCTTGTTGTAAATGACGACAAAACTCTTCAAGAAAGTCATAGAACTGTCCGCTTATGCTTGCATCTTGGGATACTTCCATAATAGCACTTTCGTTCTCTTTCATTTCGGTCATTAAAGAACTTATTCTGCTTTCCCAGATGTTTCTGGATACGGTGCGGGGCATCATGTTAAGTTGCTCCATACAAGCCTTTTGAAACAAACCTTGGCTCATTAAAGCATCTGTATCAAGTTCCAAAGGCTCACCATTAACATCTATAAACCATACAGGCGGTGTAGAATTGTATTTTCTGAGGTTTGCTATGTTGGCTCCTTGTACGGCAGCCCCGATACCATAACGTCTGGTTCGACATAACTCTTTATTACAATGTGCATTAATCGGTGCATCTGAGCATTTATAAGCATAATCTTTTCTTTGTAATTGTTTAGCAACAACATTAACCTCGTTCAAAGGCAACGGTGGTTGTAAATACTGCATATTGTAATTAAGAATTTCACTTTCCCATGAGTCGGGAAAAGCTTTGCGTAAGTAAACCCCTATGTTAAACAGACCATTGTTGCGTCCACCTTCGGATATTTTACCGCCCATAAGGATTTGTAAACAAGGTGGTCCGTCCCGCATAGATGCAAACTCAGCCTGTTCTTCTATTTGTAATTTTTTCATTTGCTCTGGAGTTTGCTTAAAACGCTCATACAGCTTGATAAACTCATCCAGAGTAGCAGAGGTGCCATTATCGTTAAAAGCGTACCGTAGGCCCTCTTTATGGTCGTAATACGGCAAGTTTAAAAAGTTACCTACATCACCTCGTTCTAGGTTTAGTTTTACCTGCTTTGGAAAGATTTCACTATCGCCGTATCCTAAAGCAGCACTTATATGTTGTAAGGTTCTTTGTAAATCTCTTGCTTCAACCCAATCGGTTAAAAACAAAAAGCAGTGTGCCCCTCCAGATTTGGAGCGACACACGACTAAAGGGAGTTTGAGTTTTCTAATCTTATCCATTAAAAGTTTATGGTCAAGAGGATATTGATCTACGTCAATACAACCCCACTTGCACATATTGCTTTCGTTGATAGGTATAATACCTAAGGCATCACCTTTACCAGATAGATGCCCTTCCCAAAGATTAAGGGTCCGTGGTTCGCGGACGATGGAAGCCTTACCTGTATTCTTACCATTCAGTTGTGTCTTTTCAACTTTGTAAGTACCGTAGGCTTCCTTCAATCCGTCAAA